AACGAAACCACAGAAGGGTAGAATAATGACATCACCGAACGCAGCATATCTTAGGGCAAGGATCAATTTGTTGTCCGAACAGTTGGAAAAGATCGAACTTCGTCCGGAAGATAACTTCGAGGATGGTGCTATTATCACCTTCCAGAAGTGCTTCGGACGCCCGCGTGGCACTTATTACACTTATGCCGCCATCAAGGCTAAGGGTCAATGGTATCTTTCCGGTAATCGATTGGCACATTCGGCCAATAGCTGGGATACTATCATGGACTTCGTCGAGATGAACGAAGATGTTCCGCCCACTATTCGATACATGACTCAGTGGGCTGAACTCTGATGGCTACAACAAATGTCTCTACTCGAGGCCCTGAACAAGGCACAATACTTTCAAATGGCGCAATCGTTATTGAGTACGACAGCGACCACCAGAAAGCGTTGTGTCTCTGGAAGAACAACCGCGATCCATATGTCATCTGGTCTATCGATCAGATGACCGGTGAGCCGTATCGAGGACACTACTTTACAGACCTAGCTGTGGCCGTGGAAGCCTGGATGGGACGTAAAGGTCGTCGGTAGTCTGGCGTAGTACCGGCGAGCACATCTTGTTATACCTCTCCGAGGTGTGCTCGCTGGCCTTATTCCAGACAACTAGGAAGAGGAGTTATGACAGAAGCACAACGCATTCACGAGCACAACATGAACGCAGCAGCAGAGGCACAGTACGAACATGATTGCGAAGCTGGTGTCTTAAGCGATTACGAGACGTGTTCGTTGTGTCTTAAAGTCGTACTTGATGCAAGCTTGACTGAAGTTACACTTGGACGTGTTTGTCCTACGTGTCTCGAGACCATCAATAGGTTGGTTGCTGATGCGAACGATCTAGGTGATAACGTCATATGATAGGCTACGCGGTCTGTGTTGTCCTTCTTTTAGGTGTCCTTGGTTTGTTACTTGCGATTGCCAAAGGGATGCTATAAAATAGAAATAGCGAAAGGAGAAGCCGTGACCTAAATGGACAAGCCATCAGGAAACGAAACAGTCCTAAAGTCATGTGGCGCTATCATTATAGGAATACCGATTGTTGCCGTAGGCATTATAATATGTTTCAGTGTCATCGGTATTGTTCCGGGATTAATTCTTATAGTACTTGGTAGCGTGCCACTCTTCGTAATCCAGAAAAGGAGTATTGACCGTAAGGTTGCATGGGAATTAAGAGATCACCCACTAGATGATACACCACCACCATGGGTAGTTGACGAGTAATGATCAACGCCGTTGTTTCCCAAAAGGTCCTTATACAGACTATCTTTTGGGAAACACCAGTGTCTATCATTGAAACCGCTTGCGTGGATCATAGTTGACACTATATAATAAACATAGCACGAAAGCAGAGCATGGTCGAGGGTATCATGCCAATCAAGGTAGGCGACCAGATCGCCAAGAAAGGTTACAAAATGGCACGTAGGAACGACGCTGTCGATGTTGACTTCGACGAGTCTGAGGTCGAAGACGTTGCAGTAGCCGACGAGACCGAGACGGTCGAGAAGGTTGCTAAGCCGAAGAAGGAGCCAGTCCGCGGCGATCTGCCCGAGGGCTACGTGACTCCGATCGGGCTCGCGAAGGTGCTCACTGAGCGTGGCCTTCACCAGAACCGCGAGGGCGAGACCGTGGAGGTGCGCCCGCAGATGGTTTACAGCTACATCAAGAACGCTTCCAAGGAAGATCCTTTCCCGATGGAGACCGTGACTGACTCACTCGGACACGATCGCCAGGCCTTCCCGCTTGAGAATGGCGTTGCATGGTGGGAGCGTAAGAACGAGCGCGCAGCGGCCCGCAAGGTTAGTGCGGCTGCTAAAAAGGAAGCTAAGGCTGCACGTGCCGAGGCCAAGGCTGCTGAAGAGGCTGAGGGCGCCGAAGAGGCGACCGAGGCCGTCGAGGCTGAGTAACTACTTCGTCGCGCGGTAGTTACTCCTGGAGGATGGCCACCGGAACCTGTTAACCTGGCAATAGCTAAGGTCAGACAAGTCGGTGGCCATCTTTTCAGGCCCATGTGTTACTGAACCAGAGCAGGTATAATATGAAGGTTAAGTTTGATAAGAACGAAGTACGAATCTTAACTGATGTCATCAACTTGCACATGACAGGTTTACTCGATGCAAAAGGTATGACAATAGATGATCCTTCCATTTTGTCGGCAGAAGAACTTCTCGACTATATGTCGGGATACGACGAGGAGATCATGGTCTTGTCTGACATCCTAACGAGGTTGAAATGATAAATGCGGCTGATGCTCCTGTTGCACTCTACGGACATTGTTCTATTACCTATCAGACAATGTTGTCCGAAGCAACGGCAATTGTTATTGATGACCGGACCATCGTTGTATGGGAAGGTATGCTAACAAGACTCATCACCTCGCAGCTTAATCTGTCAGTGCCTTATTACACTGCAGTTACTAAGGCGCTCAAACGAATGGGTTGCATCCAGCAATTAAAGCGTGGAGGTGGAACAGCACCTTCGCAATGGGAACTTCTTAAAGAACCTACAGAGGAACTCTTTGCGAACGCAATGCCAAACAAAGTGCCTAAAATGGACAAGTATCAAGCAATTCAGGAACAACTAGATTCACAGAACAATCGGATCTTAGCACTTGAAAAGATCCTTGCGAACATCATCAAGGAGGAAACAGGATGAATGAAGACGTTCCTATCTTAGGTCGTACAACATTCGAACAAGCTAAGCTTTGTCCTATCTGTGGGCAACCAGGTGAAGATAGGCGTAGTCTTAAGGCGCCAGGTCTTCCTCCAGGAACTACCGTACATACTATCTACTGCGTCACAAAGTTGTGCGAATGGTTTAACACACCTTGGATGGTTCAGGTCAACCCAGACGGGTCGGTCCCCCCTCCTCAAGACCACAGCCGCAGCAAGAAATATTATGCCGGATTCGAAGGTCATGATGAGTTGGCAGCGAACATTGATTTGGCACTTAAGCTTCAAGCCGAACAAGAAATCAAGCCAGGTTCCGAGATTCGCAATCCTCAAGGTTAGACAATTGAAGAGATCGCGATCAGACTCAGTTAGACATTTTGATATATAACTCCACGTGGGTGTAATGCCATCGTGTCTAACACTAGTTCTAACTGAGTCTAATAGTTGTCTCTCATCGGTGCTTACTCGTTGATAAAGCACAGTTGGACATACTATAATTAATATGACAAAGGAGAATGATGGCTAACAGTATCAGGACTCCGCTTCAGGGAAATAACGCTAACTCGCGCCGCATTGCACAAGCGGTGGATAACGAAGAGTGGCAAGAGATTCGCTTATCGATGAAGGGCATTTCGACAGAAGCAAAATTGGAGATGCTGAGACGGTATTACTGCACCTTCCAGCACGACTTAGAAAAACCTAATAATGACTGTAATGTCTGTATTCGTATCGACAATTACATCAAGGCGCTTTGTCGTGGTGGACAATTGTATCCAGGTGAATCGTTAGAGTCATTCGTGGCTTTCAATTTTAAGTTGCGAATTAAGAAGTAACATCCCTCTCAGACCCAAAGGAAGGGGTCTCATGGATCAGTTTGAAAGTATGTCTGTTAAGGCATATGCAGAGAAACATAATATACAACCTCAGCTAGTGCATTACTATATTCGAAAAGGTCTAATTGAACAATATCCTTGTGCCTGCTGTGGATGCAAAGTGATTAGCGTCCTGCAGGCCGATGCTATCTTTAGGAAGGAGGAAACTCCATAATGGAACTTTACCCCTTTCAGCAAGAAGACATCGACAAGATTGTTCGTCAAAAGGCTGGACTTATTGGCTCAGAGATGGGCACCGGCAAAACACATGTCGCGATTGCTATCGACGCCCTGTGGTATGAGAAGCAAGAGGGCCCGGGGAAACCTGCGCCTACGCTAATCATCGCACCACTCAATACGTTCGATAGCTGGGTTGAGAAGTACGAGATGCAAGCCCCCGACGTTGATGTGTACGTAATTGATCGTAAAGATCGGAACGAGTTCGTACAAGCCATCATGCGTCGAGAGGCTGATGTCTACTTGATGCACTGGGACGCGTTACGATTGATGCCTGAACTGCAGAAGTTCCAGTTCAACGTGATCATCGCAGACGAAGTCCACAGGTCAAGTAACCGCAAGGCACAGGCGACCAAGGCACTTAAGAACCTGAAGGCCAACTACAAGCTTGGTCTGTCTGGAACCGCTAGTGGAGATAAGCCGGAGAACCTTTGGTCAATCAACAATTGGCTCTGGCCTTCGTATTATACATCCTATTGGAAGTTTCGTAGGCACTATTGTGTTGAGGAATTGGTACAGAGGGGTGGCGTAGCTTATCGTCAGATCGTGGGCGTTAAGAATGCCGATAGCCTTCATAAGGAAATGAAGCCTTGGTACGTACGACACTTGAAGCGAGAGAGGTGCTGCGAGCATCATCCGCACGGTGTCATGGATTGGCTACCTGAGAAGACGTACGACATGGTTTGGGTAGACCTTAGTCCGATACAGCGCAAGTTCTACGATCAGATGCGCAACCAGATGGTAGCTTGGGTGGGCGAGCACGAAGATAGTCCACTCGTTGCCTCCGTGGTTGTTGCACAAATGGTTCGTTTATCCCAGATGGCATTAGCGACTCCGTCATTTGGGGAAGGCAACAAGATAATGTTGTCAGAACCATCGTCGAAGATCGATGCCGCTAAAGAACTTATCCTTGACCATGAAGAGAAACAATTCGTAGTCTTCAGTGCTAGTAAGCAGGCATGTTACTTGGCACAGAGAGCATTCGAGAAGGCAGGTATTACGTGTGAAGTTCTTTCAGGTGACACACCACAGAACCAACGTGACGGTATGGTCAAGCGTTTCAATGACAAAGAATACCGTGTCTTTATTGGTGTCATCCAAGCTGCAGCCGAGGGCATCGATGGTCTTCAGCGTTCCACTGATACAGCCATCTTCCTTGATCGTTCCTGGTCGACTGTTAAAAATATGCAGGCGGAAGATCGTTTGCATCGTGACGGTCAAAAGGACACAGTTAATATTATCGACATCATGGCTCGAAGCACCCTCGACTTTGGTCGCAAGCAACGACTAGAAACTAAGTGGTCTTGGATCAAAGAGATCCTTGGAGACCCAAGAGCAGCCCAGCGTAAGATCCTTAGGGAGGAATTCTAATGGAAACTAAAAGTGGTAACGAACTTAGGCGAGACATGTACTATGGTAATCCATTGCGACTCGATCTCGAGGTCATGAGAGCTCGCGCCTTTAAACTTTCGACGGAGAAAGATCGTCAGGGTCAGTATACGCATGTCGTAATTCATCATCATGACTTCAATACACCATGCATTACTACAGCACAAGCATACTACCATGAAGACTTTCCAGCAGGTCCACCTAAGGAGCGCTAATGTTTGGACGAGGTTCAAAGCCTATTGAATATAATGTACCAATGGATCATCCTTCAGTACAGCACGTAGAGTCTAAGCCTAAGATCGATGTGGAAGAGTCCTTAAGGGACTTAGCCGAAAAGTTTATGGGCGTGGAACAAGATGGTCGTATTTATGATGTTCATGATATTAACATAACTACCTATTATTCACCCGATAAGAAAGAGGGTCGGGGATATATGACTATTTCTTTAAAGGAGCGAATCGATGAGTGACCCGGTAGAGAACACGCCGTTCAATATCGATGTGTCTACTCTACACATCACAGGTAGATGGACTAAGAGTGGAGGTTCAGGGATGAGTGACAACGACGATGAGCTAGTACGTATTGCTCGGTACTTAGAACAAGAGCATAAGGATAAGAAAGAACTCGAGAAGGAATCATTGAAAGGTGCATTCGCTGTAATCCTAGTATGTTTTATTTTCGCATGCATTTTTGCTTTTGTCGTAGTTAATTGGATTGAGTCACTCTAATGGCAATGTACGTCCTATTATCCTTCGATGATGACGAGTTAGCAAAGGACCTTGTTGATGTTATATTAAATAGTCCGGAAGCTAATCAGTTTGGTAAGGTGGAAGGTATCTATAAGAAGCCAACCATCTTCTGCGATCGTACGAATACTATTCATGGCAGTAGTCGTATCACAGGTTGGACTAAAGGTCAGAAGTGGGGTTGGTGGGTCTGTATGGTTTGTAAGAAGCCTTCTCCTGTCGCTGCTATGAATCTTCCGAATGAGGTCAGTGGGTTCAACTTACTAGACAGGTTGTTTCCAAAAAGGGATATAGACTTTGAATCGGGAAAAAATGAGTCTACGGTTGAAGGCTCCAATTCATCTGTTATATAATTGAACTTAGAAGAAAGCAGCCACAGACCAAATGAAAGGTCGTACGATGGATGTAAATGATCTAATCGAGAATAAACTTGTCCATGAGATCCATACGTCAGGGCGTAAAGCATTTCGTACTTGCCGGCGTAGTTGGGATTACACATTTCGTCAGCAGTATTACCCCAAGCTAACTGCGAAGCCGCTTGAGTTCGGTTCTGCCTATCACAAAGCGATGGAAGTTTATTACAACCCGCAGACTTGGGACTGGGATCGAGAGACAGTTGCTGGCATAGCAATCCTTGCCTTTGTGAATATGTGCGAGGAGCAGAAGGCAGCTGCTGTCGAAACTTCGGGTCATCTTTACCTGGAGAACGAACAGGAAGATGATTACGCGGAACGACTTGAGCTTGGTATTGGTATGCTTAAGTACTACTTCGAATCGGTTGCACCTAAGATCGATAAAGGCTGGACTCCCGTCAAGGTAGAGATCAGCTTTATGGTACCAATCGAGAACCCAGAGACTGGCGAAGAGTATATCTGGTGCAAGTGCGATAACTGTTGGGCTAAGTGGATATCAAAGAATCCTGAGATCGTTGCCGACGGTGGTTTTATTCCTAGTGATAGTAACTGGCAAGGACTCCCTGTGGTTTATGCAGGTCGTCTGGACATGTTGGCAATTGATGAGAATGGTAACTACTGGATCTTTGATTGGAAGACCGCAGCTCAACTTAGTCAGCGTACCGACTTCTTGTATCTTGATGACCAGATCGGATCTTACAACTGGGCATTGATGAAGCTTGGTGTGAACGTTAAAGGCTTTGTCTATCATGAACAGCGCAAAGCTTTCCCGCAGCCACCAAAGCAGAACAAGAGTCGTCGAATGGGTAGGCTGTATACCATCAGCAAGAGTGAGCCGCTCGAGTATCAGATGTACCTCGATACGGTTATGGAACACGACAAAGCAGCGTACGAAGAAGGTCTGTATGATGAGATGCTTCGGTACTTGAAAGATGATAACGTCGACTACTATGCACGTTATCAGATTGCTAAGTCGCTTCCTGAACTCGAGGAAATCGAAAAGAACATCGGCCTCGAAGCAATGGAAATGATCAATCCAGAACTTAGGATCTATCCATCACCATCCAGATTCGGATGTTCGTGGTGCGCCTACCAATCCCCATGTATGGAGCAAAATGCCCAGGGTGATTATCGATATGCTTTGGATACTATGTTCGAGCAGCGTGAACACTATTATATCAGAAACGAACCAACTACTGAAAAAGGTGCTAGGTAAATGACTACGGCGGTGGCGAATAGATTGACGCCCAAGACCTTAGCGGGGTTGAATGTGACTCGTGTACAAGAGCGATCGTCATACTTTAACATGCTGATCTATGGTGACTCAGGCGTCGGTAAGACTACTCTGGCTGGTTCAGCTCAGGCTGTTTTAGCTATGAGTCCAGTACTCGTAATCGACATTGAGGGAGGTACGGAAAGCCTTAAACATTCGTACCCTAATGTCGAAATGGTTCGAGTCACGACATGGAAAGAGATGCAGGAAGTTTATAATGTCTTGCATGATGGGGATCATCCCTATCAGACAGTTGTGTTGGACTCGCTGACTGAGATTCAGAAGTTCAACATGTACGACATCATGAATGACCTTGCTCAGAAGCGTCCTGATCTTGATCCTGATGTTCCTGGTATGAGAGAGTGGGGAAAGAACCTCGAACAGATTCGTCGATTCGTTCGTGGCTTCCGAGACCTCGATATTCATACCCTCTTTACTTCGTTGGCCAAGTCGGATAAAGATCAGAAGACTGGCATTACTACAACGAAGCCATCACTGTCAGGTAAGATGGCTGACGAGGTGGCAGCATTCCTTGACGTAGTTGTATATTACTATGTCAAGCAAATTGGTGATGGAACCGATGCCGAGTTTAAGCGGTTGCTTCTGACTGCGAAGACCGACTCGCAAGTTGCCAAAGATAGAACTGGTAGGCTTCCTATGGTCATCGAGGCTCCTACCATGCAAAGCATTTACGACCTGATGACTGGCGTTAACGATAACGAGACTCTCGATATCGACTCACTCACAACCACAGAAAAGGAATAACTAAAATGGCTGGATTAAAGGTTAATTTTACTGACCAGGAAGCTTCTTCTGAAGGTCGCTCTTTCGATCCAATTCCGTCCGGTGAGTACTACTGCCGCGTCACGGATGTCGAGGATCGCGAGTGCGGTCCTGAGTCGAAGAATCCCGGCAAGCCTTACTGGGCTATCGAGTTCACCGTTCAGGATGGTGACTTCGAGGATCGTAAGCTCTGGACGAACTGCATGCTCTTCGAGGGCGCACTGTACACTCTCGCGCAGCTCCTTAAGGCAACAGGCAATGAGAAGGCATTAGACACTGGCGACATTCCTGATGGAGAGTCGTTCGTTTCTGAGGAGCTGATCGTCATTGTCAAGAAGCAGCGCAATGCCTACATGGAGGCTAAGAACGGTGATGGCGAGCCGGTCTGGTCCAATGAGGTTAAGGGTCTGAAGGCTTACGAGGGTGTCTCGCCAGCCAAGAAGGCTGGAAAGAGCAAGACAGGTAGTAGCCTGCTTCCGTAAGTAATCAGTTATGTTGGTCTAGGCCTAGGTAAGAGACGTCACAGCTACAGGTCCATATCGTGAACGCCCGCCAACACATAACCCTCGAAGGTGGTACGTGTGGAAATCATTGGTCGCGACGAAGAGATTGCACAGAAGAGAAGTACCTTCTTCAAGTTGATCTTCGGTCAGACCTCTGGTCTCGTATGTATTGCAATAATGTCGTCCAGTAATAAAAAGAACTTCACTGAACAGTTCTTTAAGTATCCTGAAGACTTGCCGCAAATGTTGAGTCATATTCAGAACAATGTTCAGGGCAGCAATGTCTACTTTTGTCCTCAATTATTGAGGGATAAGAAAAGGACAAAAGAGAATGTCGAGGTCACACCTAACATTTGGAGTGACCTCGACAGCTGTCCTCCGGAGAACATGCTCGTAGAACCTACGGTCGTTATTGAAAGTTCTCCAGAACGTTATCAGGCGGATTGGGTTCTTGAGGAACCTATGGATCCTGACGATGCCGAAGATACTAGTCGACGCATTGCATATCATCACGCTGATCAGGGTGCGGATAGAAGTGGTTGGGATCTTACTCAGCTGCTTCGTGTTCCGTTCACGTTCAACTACAAGTACGGATCTGGATTAGAAGTTCCTTCGGTAAAGATCATCAGTGCCAATCGTCATCTGTATCGCATGAAGGACTTCTCAAGTTATCCTGAGACACCTGAATATCAAATAACTGACATACCGATGCCCGCACCAGAGGATCTTCCTGCATCAGCGGAGGATCTATTACAAGCACGTCGCATGACACTTAACCCTTTGATCTGGACTTTCTTTTCAGATGAGCCGGCGACACATACTTGGTCGCAAGCCCTGTGGAACTTGGAGATGCTTTTATTCGAAACAGGATTCAAGCGCGAAGAGGTTTATGTCATTGCAAGAGAGGCACGCTGTAACAAGTACGCTAGAGATGGTAAGCCTACTGTACTGCTCTGGAAGGATGTTTGTAGAGCT